GGCAACTAAAATTGCTGACCTGGGAGAGTGTAAGGTCCGAGACATTCCTTACACTTTCCCGAACTTTTTGCTTGACATGTCTCCCCAAAGGTGTTATAATTATTAAATACTTTAGACAACTGGAACTGACACATGACTAAAAATTCTAAAACAACTAACAACGACAAAGAGAGCAAACTGGCTCATCTAGTAGGTCCTACAGACCCTCAAGTAGATGCACAAGCCCGTGATCGTCTTATCACTGCCCGTATCGCACTCTTACTCAGACATTCATTCTTTGGTAATCTTGCTACACGTTTGACACTCATCAATGCTGATGAATGGTGTCCAACTGCCGCAACTGATGGTAAGCATTTTTACTACAACTCACGTTTCATTATGATGCTAAAGAAGAAGGAAGTAGAATTTCTTGTAGCACATGAGGTACTCCATGTAGTTTACGATCATATGGATCGTAGAGGTGATAGAGATCCTCAACTATGGAACATTGCTGATGACTATTGTGTCAATGCAGACTTAAAAAATCACAACATTGGTGAGTTCATTACAACTGTCCCTTGCTTGTATGACTACAAATATGACCGTATGTCAGCAGAGCAAGTCTATGACATTCTATATGAGAATGCAGAAGTTATTGACGTTGACCAATTGCTTGAGCAATTGCTTGATGAACATATGGATGGCGACTCAGCAGGCGCTGGCGATGGTGACGGCGAAGAAGGCGACAAGCCCGGCCCAGTCAAAATGTCTAAAGAAGAAAAAGATTCACTTAAGCAGGAGATGAAAGAAGCAATCATCAATGCGGCGTCAGGTGCTGAAGCAGGTTCATTGCCCAAAGGTGTTGAACGTCTAGTTAAAGACTTGACTGCTCCTGTCATGCCCTGGGACGATATCATTCAGTCTAATTTGACTAGCACAATGAACAACGACTATTCGTTTATTAGACCTTCTCGTAGGGGTTGGCATCAGGACGCAATCATGCCAGGTATGACTCCAGGTGAAATGATTGACGTTGATGTGTTCTTAGATATGTCAGGATCTATTGGTTCTGAACAAGGAACCTTTTTCCTTTCAGAAATTCAAGGTATTATGGAAACGTTTACTAACTACAAAATTCATGTACATTGTTTTGATACAGAAGTCTACAATCCACAGACATTCGATAGTGATAACTTAGATGAAATCACTGACTATGAAATCTATGGTGGTGGTGGTACTGACTTTGATTGTATCTTTAACTATCTTAAAGAAGAAGGTCGTGTACCTAATCGTCTAATCGTATTCACAGATGGTTATCCGTTTGGTAGTTGGGGCGATGAAAACTACTGCGACACTACATGGATCATTCATGGTGACCCTGAGCCGAATCCCCCTTTCGGTACTTGGGCAATCTATGATGAACACAAACATAAACAAGCCGCATGAGTAAAGATCCTTTAGAACCTCATAGACCTGCTGATGCAGGTCCAGAAGATAAGTTTATTTACGAATCACCAGACGGCGGAAACACAGTGTACGCAAGACCTCTGGGTGTACACGAAATGGCCCAACGCAAATTAGTTTATGAAAACCCTGAAATGTTAGAAGAAAAAAAGTTTTTTGAAAGATGGCATATGTATAGAGATATACTTGAAGCATCAAAAACTAATCCTGCACTTGTTAAATTACTAGAACAAGTAGAAATAATTTATAATTTGAGTACTGACAAAAAATGAAAATAGAAAATATTAATTTAGATACATGGTATAATAATCGTATGTTAACAGATCAAATACCTGCTCATTTTACACCAGTGAAAACACATGCTAATAAAGAAAATATGGAATGGGTACTTGAAAGATTGCATGGTAGATTTTCTATAATTAGTAGTGTAAATGATAATACAGATAATTTTATGTCTTATTATCAAAAGACATTTGCATTTGAAGATCCAAAAGAAGCAGTTCAATTTGAACTTACTTGGTCTTAATTTTCAAAACGGGTAAATCAAACCCGTAAAAAAGTTTTAGTCACCTTAAATCGTATTAAATATTATTGTTAATGTAAAAACCTATAGGAGAATACAGAATGAGTTTTTTAAGACACGTAGGAAAACACGGTGATCGTAAGGTCGCAGTAATTTTCCGTCAAGTACCAAATGAAGAACATATGTGTTTAGTCACATATACACAATTGTTAAATCAAAATATCCACGATCCTTTGATGGCTACTATTGAAAGTGATATCGGTCAGAATAGTGAAGAACTTGCTGATGCGTTAAACAGACAATATACTAAGTCAGGTGATCGTATCCTTCAAGTATTACATGCTGAAGGAATGCTTAAGAAGATTAGAACTGAAGATGTTGTAATGACACCGGGACCTAATCAATCAATTCGTTTAAATGAGTTGAATACAATCTTAGGCGAAATGGCAGCCGGAGCAGAGGCAACTAAAAAATTAGCAGAAGCAGATGCATCAGCAGGTCTACAAGATCCAGCAGATGTCAGACGTAGAAGGGAAGGTTTAATTGGAGATCAAAATCGACCAATGCCGACTGCAGGAACTAATGTTGTTGACCCTAACATGGCAATAAACGATGATGTATTAGCCCGTGACTTTATGGCACAAGCAGAACGCATGGAATCAGAAGCCAAAGGATTAATTGCAGAGTCTAAAAGATTGATAAAAGAAGCAAAGTCAATGATGCCTAAACCAGCAAGAAAGACAACTGCTAAAAAAACAACAGCAAGAAAGAAAACAGCGGCAAAATAAATAGGAGGTCAGCATGGCTGACAAATCTCGTTCAATACAGGACTGGGAACGACTCCTAGAAGATGTGGAAAAACACAAAATTCCTGTAGAATTTTTACAGAAACTGGTTCTTCGACTGAGAAATCGTAAACAAAAAACCATTAACATTGAAAAGTTCTTAAATCAAGGACTTGACTCTGAAACAGTAGAAATTATAGTTGGTAAGTTGTTAGAGGAATATGAAGAAGATATCTTATCCATAGATTTCATTCTTAATATAGAACGTATTGCAGATGCAGTTCAACCCGAGACAGACAAACTACTAAGTGGTCTATAAAATCTCTGTAAACTATAGAAGGGACTTCGGTCCCTTCAACCTTTTAATGTTACCAATATGTTTGAAAAATAAAATTACATAGAATATAATGATAAAGATGAAAGAAGAACATGAAGCCAACGAAATAAATGTACATGAAATACTTATGGGCGATGTAGAAGATCCAGACTTGATGATCGCCGCCCCTATATATGAATGGCAACAAACAGAAGCCGGAAAGTATGTTATGGAGAATAGCAATCCAACTGCTAAGTGGGTAAGAAGTAATTCACCGAGTTATATGGGACATAAATATACGATAAAGGCATACTTCACAGACAAAGAAGTTACATATTTTAAATTAAAATATCAATAGGAATAAAATGGCAAATATATGTGTAACAGGTGGATTAGGGTTTATAGGCTCTCACGTTGTAGTTAAGTTAATTAACGAAGGACATGATGTTGTTATTTTAGATACTAAAACAGATTACGGCATTATAGATAATGAAGAACTAGATGCTGTAATGAAAGAAAGATTTTTTGGAATAGCAAATAGAATGACTGGTTCTGTTAATCTAAACATCTATACAATTGATGTTGCTAATCCTGAATTAAAAACATTGTTTGAAAAAGAAAAGTTCGATGCTGTAATTCATCTTGCAAGTTTCCCCAGACAAAAAGTTGTCAATGCTGATCCTACTCAAGGTTCTAAAGTAATGAGTGAAGGCTTATTAAACTTATTAGAACTAAGCAGAAAGACAGGAGTAGATCGTTTTTCTTATATTAGTTCTTCAATGGTATACGGAGATTTTTCTGATGGTGTAGAAGAATGGGAAGATGTTGTACCAAAAGGTCAATATGCGATTATGAAGTATGCCGGTGAGTTATTAGTACAAGACTATACTAGACAATACGGCTTAAATCATACTATCATTCGTCCTAGTGCTGTCTACGGGCCCTTAGATGTATGTGATAGAGTTATTTCTAAGTTCTTTCATAATGCAATCACAGGCGAAAGGATTGTTGTTAATGGTAAGATGGAAAAACTAGACTTTACATTTGTCAATGATGTTGCTACAGGTATTGTTCAAGCAACCACAAGTGATAAAGCAAAGAATGAAACATATAATCTTACTAAATCAAAAGGTGTAACACTTTATGATGCCGCTACAATAGTTAAATCAATTGTAGGAAAAGGAAATATTGAAGTCAAACAAAAAGACAAAGATTTTCCTAGTAGAGGTTCTTTGAGTATTGAAAAAGCACAAAAGCATTTCGATTACAATCCTATAACTGATTTAAACGAAGGTTTAATGATGTACTACAACTGGATATTAAATTCAACATATTGGCAAGAACAATATAATCCAAAACCCAAAGAAGTTAAAGTTGCTCCAGCAAAAGTTACTAATGTTTCTAAAACAAAAGTAAAGCCTAAAGCAAAACCCAAAGCAAAACCTAAACCGAAAGCAAAACCCAAAGCAAAACCCAAAGCAAAACCTAAACCGAAAGCAAAATGACCGAGTCGTTTTGTGTTTTACCTTGGGTAAATATCACAGTTGATCCTGACGGTGCAATCAAACCTTGTTGCATTTCACATGACTATATTAAAAAAGAAGACGGTACTAAGTTTAACTTAGGCTATGATAGTATTGATGACATCTACAACAGCAAAGACTTTGTTGATCTAAGACAAAAGATGTTAGACGGAGAGTATATCTCTGGATGTGATGTATGTTATCACAATGAAAAGTACGGTCGTCAAAGTCGTAGATTAATTAACAACGAACAATACAAAAATGTTATTCCAACTACGACTACGAGTAATTTAAAAATTAAATTCTTTGATTTACGTTTTGGTAATTTATGTAATCTCAAATGTAGAAGTTGTAACCCTACAAACAGTAGTCAGATAGAAAAAGAAATCTTAGAAATCAACAATGCAGAGTACACAAGATTTTACCCACAGTTTGACGTAGAAAGTAATTACTGGTGGGAGACAGATACGTTTGATGAAAATATAAAAAGTCAAGTAGACAATATAGATACAATTTACATGACTGGTGGCGAGCCTACTGTTATCGAAAAGAACTTTGAAATACTAAGTGAGTTAATAGAGTTAGATAAAAGTAAAGACATTACATTAATCATTAATACGAATCTTACAAATACCAATCCAAAATTCTATCAGTATCTACCTAACTTTAAGTCAGTCATACTACAACTTAGTATTGATGGTTACAAGGGTGTACAAGAGTATCTAAGATATCCTAGTAAGTTTAGTCAGATTGATGAAAGCATACAGAAACTTATTAAAATGCATAATGTTAAATTGTGGGCGACACCTGTTATTCAGATAGGAAATTTAAACATGATAGTTGATCTGTTTAAATACTTTGAAGACATTAACATTAAAGAAAACAAGCCGTTAATTGATATTAGACCGATTTTATTGCAAGACCCACAACATTTAAATATCGATTATTTGCCCAAAGACTTCAAACAAAAAGCCTTTGCAAAAATATTTATGTGGATGTTAAATGATTGCAAATGGCAGTCACAGATTTTTAAAGATACCGTAAATGCATTGAAAGAAAAATGTCAACAAGAAAGCAAAGATATAAACATGTTACAAGAGTATATAACGTTTAACGATTTGTTAGATGAACACAGAGGACAGAAACTAGCAGATTGTAACTACGATTTGCATACACTGTTAAAAGAATATGGTTAAGTATTTTGGATTAGACAGACAATACAAAAATCTTAAAGATGAATTGCTTGATGCAACAGATTCAGTATTGTCCAGTGGTAGTCTTAATGACGGTATATATGCACAAAAATTTGCAGACTGGTTATCGATAAAAACTAAAGCACATTATGTCATACTATGTCATAGTGGAACACAAGCATTAGAGATCATTGCTCGTTATGAAAGAGACACATCTCCAGACCAAGACCCTTATGCAGAATGGGAATATGATAAAGAAACATACAGAACAATTAGAGTTCCTAATCTAACTTATCCTGCAACAATGAATGCATTTCTAAGTGCTGGGTTGAAAGTAGAACTAGCAGATACAGATAGAAATGGTATTATCGTTCCACAATCAGAAGACGAATTACAAAAGATTGAATGTCATGTTGGTTTATTCGGAGCACCTACAGTAGCAGTTGAAAGTGATAATGGTATAGGAGTCTTAAATAACAACATTGCTATTGTAGACGGAGCACAACATTGGTTAATAGCAGACGGCAACATAGGCACTGCAATGGCAATCAGTTTTGATCCTACTAAAAATCTAAATGCTTCGGGTAACGGCGGAGCCATTGTTACAAACAATCAAGCCTTATATGAATTTGCTAGTCAATGGAGAGACAACGGTAAGCCTCATCATTTCTATTCTGGTACTAACTCTAAGATGAGTGAATTAGATTGTGCCCATCTGATGGTTAGAACAAACTACATTGATAAATGGCAAGAACGTAGAAAGCAAATTAGACAATACTACATAGATCGATTTAAACATATTCAGCCATTAAGATGTTTAAGTGAAGGCTTTGAAACTCATGCTGATTCAAAGTTTGTAGTCAATGCAGGTGCAGAACGTGACGATTTACAACAATGGCTAACTAATAAAAATGTAGAAACTAAAATACATTACAAACTACCTTTAGGTGAGTTACCGATCACAGATAATTTTACAAAGCCGGATCTAATGTCTACAAGTACATTGCTCACAAGATCATTGCTAAGTTTACCTATGTATCCTGAACTGACTGATGCAGAAGTTGAAAAAGTAGCAGACGAAATTTGCATTTATTATCAACCATAATGCTAAATACTAGTATATTATAGGAGATAAGAGAATGGCATTAGGAATTATCGATTCAGTAATAGGAGTAGCGGCTCCATTACTAGACAAATTTATTGTCGATAAAGACAAGAAGGCAGAGTTTGAACATGAACTCAAAATGGTCTTACACAACGCAAACTTACAACAAAATCAAATTAACTTAGAACAAGCAAAGCACCCAAGCATCTTTGTAGCAGGGGCAAGACCTGCAATCATGTGGATATGTGCATTTGGACTAGCATGGTCTTATGTATTAGCGCCTATAGCCAATTGGGGAGTCGCAATTAGCGGAGCAGAAGTTATACTTCCAGTGATTCAAACAGAGGGTTTGATGACTCTTACATTATCTATGTTAGGTCTAGGTGGTATGCGTAGTTTTGAAAAAATGAACGGATTGGCCAGAGAAAATATGAAGGCTACCCCTCCAAAACAATAACATTACTTACATACCCAATCGCATAAATACAATATAAGACTGGGATAAAAATATGGCTACATACGAAATTATTAATATAGGAGCGTTACCAAACGACGGTTCAGGTGATCCGTTAAGAGTTGCCTTTGATAAGATCAATAACAACTTT